GGGTCAAACCCACCCTGATCTCGGCAGGCAAGTTCAAGGTCGAGGGCAACCCTTATGTGCCGCTGCATCTTGAGGCGCAGGCCTTCATGCAGTCCCGCGTTGACGACTACTACAACGCCTTCATCAATGCCGTGGCCAAGGGTCGGGGCGTCTCAGCTGCCGATGTGCAGGGAGGCATGGGCGAAGGCCGGGTGCTGGGCGCAGATGCGGCTCTGGCCGCCAAGATGGTGGACGGCATTGCCACCTTTGACGATGTGCTAGCCAAGATGCAAAAGAGCACTCAAACGCCTGCCCGATCCTACCAATCAGTGGGCACTTCTCGGCTCAAGCAAGCACGCAATCAGCTGGCTTTGCTGGGGTGATTTTTCTTGGTTGCAGTTTCCGTGTTGAATTTTCCGGCAAATTGCCGTACAATTTTTGTCAATCTCAGGAGAATTGTCATGACCGCAAGAGCCACTGTCGCTGTCCCTCGCTCACTGAAGCCTCAGTCTGCAAGGCTGGAGGCTCGGATCAGCCACGACTTGCATGTCGTCGTCAAGCGTGCCGCAGAAATTCAAGGCAGAACCATGACCGATTTTGTGGTCCATGCCTTGCAGTCTGCAGCCTCTCAGGCCATTGAGCAGGCAGACCATGTGCGCATGACCATGGCAGATCAAGAGGCTTTTGCCCAAGCCCTGATCTCTCCTGCCAAGCCCAATGCCGCACTCAAGCGCGCATTTGCCAAGGCCAACAAGCTGCTGTCGGCTTGATGCCGGGTCCGTTTTCCGTTGTCCCGCTCGATCTCGACGCAGACCGCTCGGGCTTCGCGTGTGGTGTTGAGCCGCTGGACAGGTACTTCACAACCCAGGTCAGTCAGGACATCAAGCGCCGTGTGACTGCATGTTTCACGGCCCTGGATGCCAGGGGCCGGGTGGCGGGGTATTACACGCTGGCCTCGGCCAGCATCTTGTTGACAGACCTGGCTGAGAGCTTATCCAAGAAACTGCCCAGGTACCCCAATGTGCCTGCTGTGCGCATGGGGCGTCTGGCTGTGGATCAGGACTTCAAGGGTAAGGGTTTAGGGGCGGCTTTGCTCGCCGATGCCTTGCGTCGGGCAGTCACGGCAGAGATTGCTGCCTACGCCTTTATGGTCGATGCCAAGGACCAAAGCGCTGCCGAGTTCTACGCGCACCACGGGTTCCTTGCCACTGCGGACAACCCGTTGTTTTTGTATTTGCCGCTCGCAACGGTCAAAGACCTGGTCAAGCGATCGTGACCATGCAATCGCAACTCTGATCTTTCAAATTGACAGGCCTCCGTAGAGGCCTGTTTCACGTCTGCGACCCGTTGGTCGCGCCTCAAACCGCCGCCCCGTGCTTACTGCCTGGGCGGCATTTTTATTTCTGGAGCAACACCAATGAGTAAGCAATTGCGCGAGCTTCAAGCTCGCAAAGCCACCCTGGTCAAGGACGCCCGCGCCCTGACCGATATTGCCGCCGCCGAAGAGCGCGACATGACCGATGAGGAGTTGAATGCCTTCAACGCCCTCAAGGCCAAAATCGAGGCGGCGTCAGCAGCCATCGACCGCGAGGCTGCCCTGATCGCCGAAGAGGCGCATATGGCTAATGTGGCCAACGTGGCCAATGTGAACAACGCAGCCTATTCAGCAGTCTCCCATGGTCACACAGCCACGGTGATTTCCGTCACCGACAACCTCGAAGCCGACCCCAAGCACGGCTTCAAAACCGTGGGCGACTTCCTCAAAACCGTGCGTCAGGCCCAAAACCCCGGCAGCGCCATCGACGAGCGCCTCCTGATTGGCTCCGGTCGAGGTGCCGTCGCCCCTGCCTCTTTTGGCAGCGAAGGCTCGGCGCAAGACGGGGGCTTTCTGGTGCCGCCCCAATTCGCTCAAGAAATTTTCCAGCTCTCCCTGGGTGAAGACTCATTGCTGCCGCTGACCGACAACGTCGAGATAACAGGCAACACCATGGCCTTCCCTAAGGACGAGACCACACCCTGGGGCACCAACGGCATCCGTGCCTACTGGCAAGGCGAAGCCAATCCGGCCGGTGCCACCAAGCCGGTGCTGGGTCTGTCGAGCCTGCGCCTCAAAAAGCTTATGGCTTTGGTGCCGGTGACGGACGAGCTGCTGGACGACACCAATGCGCTGTCGACCTACCTGCCCGACAAGATCGCCACGTCCATTCGCTGGAAGACCAATGAGTCGATTCTGTTTGGCGCTGGCACCGGCCTGCCTGTGGGCTGCATGACCAATGCGACCACGGTGACGGTGGCCAAGGAGTCGGGCCAGGCCGCCCAGACCCTGCTGGCCCAGAACCTGGCCAAGATGATCTCGCGTCTGCCGCCGGGCTCGTTTGGCAAGGCCGTGTGGATCGTCAACAACGACGTGTTGCCAGCTCTTTTCACGCTCATGCTGGGCAACTACCCGATTTACCTGCCCACGGGATTGCCCGTCGGCGGCATCCAGGTCTCGCCCTACGGCACTTTGCTGGGTCGCCCAGTGTTCGTTTCCCAGCACGCCAACAGCTTTTCTGCAGCGGGCGATGTGTTGCTGGCCGACCTGTCGTACTACCAGACCATCACCAAGGCCGGTGGCATGCAAACAGCCACCTCCATGCACCTGTACTTCGACTCGGACCTCACCGCCTTTCGGACCACCTTCCGCATGGACGGCCAGTCCAAGATCGCAGCGCCCATTGCACCGGCCAAGGGCAACGCCACCTTGTCGCCCTTTGTCCAACTGGGCGCACGTTGATCGTCGCCCTAATCTGAAGGAGAACTCTGATGTTTCCCAACGCAAAAGCCAGCGAGCAGCTGTCCATCTTGGCCACCCTCGATCCGGGCAATCAGGCACCGGGTGTCGCTACCACTGGCTGGGTGCCGCTGAACACCCACTATGGCTTGCTGGCGCTGGTGCAAACTGGCGCTTTGGCCACAGGTGCCACGGTTGACGCCAAGCTGCAGCAGGCACTGGACGCCAGTGGCACGGGTGCCAAGGACGTGGCGGGCAAAGCCATCGCGCAACTCCCTCAGGCGAGCAACGGGGCCAACCGTCAGGCGCTCATCAACTTGCGCCCTGAAGAGCTCGATGTGAACAATGGCTTTGCCTTCGTTCGCCTCGTGGTCACGGTGGCTGCCGCTGCAGCCAACACCTCGGCGCAGCTGCTGGGCGTCAATCCGCGACTGGCCTCAGCCGAAACAGCCAACCAGGCTGCTGTGGCTCAGATCGTTTGATCTGAAGGGGAGAGCGGTGCATGCCCATGCAGTTGATCACCCCGCCAGTGGCCGAGCCGGTCTCTCTGGCCGAGGCCAAGCTCCATCTGCGCGTGGACTTTGACGAAGACGATGCCCTGATTCAGGCCTTGATCTCTGCAGCCCGCCAGGCCGCCGAGATGCTGACCCAGCGGCAGCTGGTTACGGCCCGCTGGCGCATGGTGCTCGACAGCTTTCCCGGACCCAGCCTGAGGGGTGTGCCCGCAGGGCAGACCTTCACGCTGCCCGGGCACGCCATCTTGCTAACCAAGTCGCCCGTAACGTCGGTGGTGGAAATCCGCTATCTGGACATGGCAGGCATCTGGCAAGTAATGCCAGCAGCGAACTACACCGTCGACAACGCCTGCGAACCTGGCCGCATCACGCCCGTGTTCGGGCAGATCTGGCCAATTGCCCTGCCTCAGATTGGGGCTGTGAGCGTGATCTTTGATGCAGGGTATGGAAGCGCAGCGGATGTGCCCGAAGGCCTCAAAAGCTGGATCAAGCTGCGTCTGGGCAGTCTTTACGCCCACCGCGAAGAAGTCGCGTCGATGGCCCGAGGTCGCATTGACCCCTTGCCTTTCGTCGATGGCCTGCTTGATCCCTACAAAGTACCCCTGATATGAGGCCTTTATGAACCCGCTCGGAGCAGGCGCATTGACGCGCCGCATCAGGATCCAGCGACCCAGCACCACCAAAGACCGCCTGGGTGGCCCATGTCGCACCTGGCTTGATGTGGCGACCGTCTGGGCAGACATTCAGCCGCTGTCCGGGCGTGAAGCGGTGATTGCTGGTCGGATCTCGGCAGAACTCACCCACCAGATCACGGTGCGCCACCAGAGCCTTTTTGACAACCCCCATCAAGTGGCCCAGATGCGCGTGCTCTACAAAGCCCGTGTGTTCAACATTCACTCGGCTCTTCATGAAGACGAGCGCCGGGTCAAACTCATCTTGTTGGCTTCCGAAGGGCTTGACGATGGCTAAACGTGAAACCGTCAAGATCGAGGGCCTGGCAGAACTTGGCAAAGCCCTGCGCGAATTGCCAGATCGTGTTGCCAGAAACGGCCTGCGTGTGTCGGTGTACGCCGGGGCCAAGGTCGTTCGTGACGAAGCCCGCGCCCGGGCACCCAAGGCGCAGCAGTCTCTGGGTCCGAACCAGCCCCCACCGGGCACCCTCAAACGCTCGGTGATCATGAAGCACATCCCAGAGCTCTCCAGCCTCACGCGCCAGACCTTCTTCGTGACGGTGCGCCACGGCAAGAAGTACCGCAAGCAGGGCAAAAAAGGCAACCTGTCCCAGGACGCCTGGTATTGGCGCTTTGTGGAGTTTGGCACCCGAAAGATGGCGGCACGCCCATTTCTGCGTCCGGCGCTCGAGGCCAAACGGCGCGAAGCCGCTCAGGCCATGAAAGAGCGCTTGCAGCAGCGCGTGGCGATGGAAGCCAAAAAATTCAGCACAAGACCTTAGGACACAGCGGTGCAGGACTTCTTTGACGCCATCCAAAACTTGGCCGGTGGTGAGGTGTACGCACTGGTCGCCCCAGAAGGCACACAGTACCCAGCCATCGTTTACACGCCCATCGCGCAAGAACACATCTTTGGCATCGATGGGCCAAATTTGTCAGGAGGCCTGCAGCGCGTGCGCGTGCAGGTCGACACCTACGCCAGAACCTACCAGGAGGCCTTGCATCTGCAAGACCAGGTCCTGGCGGCGCTTTTGGCCGACAAGAGCACCATCGCCGATGTGCGCATGGGGCTCAGTGAATTTGAAGCGCAAGCCCGGCTGTACCGGGTGAGCGTGGACTACACCTACCACCGCTGAACCCGTTTCAGCCCACAACAGTTTCACCGCACAACAGGAGCACGTGCATGAGCAGCACCGCCATCACCGCACAGGGCATTGCGATTGCCCGCTTTGGCACCACCACCTTTGAAACCATCCCCAACGTGGTCTCGTTTCAGGGCCCCGGAGGTCAGGCCTCGGTCATCGATGTGACCAATCTGGCCTCAACCTCCAAAGAAAAACGCGTGGGCCTGCGCGACGAAGGTCAGCTTTCGCTGAGCCTTCACTACAACCCCGAAGACGCAGTGCACCAGAGCTTGCGCACCGACCGCGCTAACCGCACCCGTCGTCAGTTTCGGATCACCTTCACCGATGTGGCTGCAGCCACTTGGACGTTTTACGGCTATGTCACGCAGTTCAGCGTGCAAGGCGGGGTGGACGCGGTGGTTGAAGCCAGCGTGACCATTGAAATCGACGGCGACATCACAGAAAGCTAAACCCATGAACCTCCTGTCCAAAGAAGCCATCCTGGCCGCAGACGACCTGCCGCGCGAAATCGTGAGCGTTCCCGAATGGGGCGGTCAGGTGTACGTGCGCACCATGACCGGCACCGACCGTGACGCCTTTGAAGCCAGCTTGATCACGAGGGATTCAAACACTTCGTCCAGCGATCAACGCATGCACAACGTGCGCGCGCGCCTGGTCTCGCTCACCTTGTGCAGCGAGTCGGGCGAGCGCTTGTTTCAAGACGGCGACATCGATGCCCTGGGCCGCAAAAGCGCCCGGGCGCTCGACCGGGTGTTTGCCGTGGCCCAGCGCCTGAACGGTATCGGTACAGATGAGGCGCAAGCTGCAAAAAACGCCTGATTGCCAGCCCGGCCCGGCGCTTTGTGTTTCGGCTGGCGTTAGCTTTGGGTCTGCCGGTGCGCGAGTTGCTGGCGCGCATGGGCTCTGACGAGCTCACCGAGTGGATGGCGTTTTATCAGTTGGAGCCCTTTGGGGATTTCCGGGCGGACTTGCGCTCAGCCATCGTCGCGTCCACCTTGGCCAACGCCCACCGCAGCAAAGAGGGCAAGCCCTTCACGCCGGAGGACTTCATGCCCTTTGTGGATAAGAAAAACCGTTCAGATCAACCCAAGGCATCTGAAGCAGATCCAGCACGCCTGAACATCGCCCGCTTCAAGGCCATGTTCGCGCACCGCGTCAAGAGATGAGGCAACCCCCATGGCTGACATCGGCTCCTTGGTCATCAAACTTGCAGCCGACACCGCCGAGTTTCAGGCCGATCTCGGGCGCAGTGCGCGTTTGCTGGACAAGCACGCCTCGGACATGAAAGCCTCGCTGCAGCAGGTCGCTGGCGTTGCCCGGACCGCTTTTGCAGTGGTTATTGGCACCACCTCTGTGGCAGCACTGCGTGACTTTGTGACCCAGACCCTGGAGACTTCGGCAGCGCTGCAAGGCCTGGCCGAGCAAACCGGGGCGAGCGCCACGGCGCTGTCGGGCTTTGCGCCCGTGGCCACCATCTCGGGCACCGCGATGGACGCCATTGGCGGGAGTCTGGCCAAACTCTCCAAAGGTCTGGCGGGTGTGGACGATGAAACGGCCGGTGCCACCAAGGCGCTGCAGTTTTTAGGCATACGGGCCAAGGATGCCAGCGGCAACTTGCGCGATCCTGCCGAGGTCATGAACGATGTGGCCTTAAAGCTCTCCGAATTTGAGGACGGCGCGGGCAAGACGGCCCTGGCCATGGAGCTCTTTGGCAAGTCGGGCGCGTCCATGCTGCCCTTCCTCAAAGACCTTGCAGAAAACCAGGACCTCAATATTCGGCTCACGGCCCAGCAGATCGAGGAAGCGGACAACGCCTCCAAGGCGCTGGCGCGTATGAAAGCCGAGACGGGCTTTGTCGCACAGACCCTGGTCACGGCAGCCATCCCGTCCATGACGGTGTTGGCACAGGGGCTCAAGCAGGTGCTCTTTGGAGCGGACGATGCGGTGGGCGGTATCCAGCGCCTGCGCACCGATGGCTCGCTCACCACCTGGGCGCAGAACACGGCGTACGCCATCGCCGTGGTCATCGACGCCCTGCGCGGCATTGGCCAGACCATCAAGTCGGTGATTGGCAGTTTCCAGGCGGTGTGGGCAGACATCGAACTGGCGGGGACATTTCTTGCAGGGGGTGAGGGACTCAATCCATTTTCTGAAGAGAACCGCGCACGCCTCAAAGCGGCGCTGGACAAACGCAACGCCATCGTCGCGCAGGCCAACCAGAACTATGTCGAGCTTTGGGACATGCCGCTTTTGGCCGATGCGGTCACCAAACGCTTTGATGACATCCGCAAAGGCACCGATGCGAGTAACTCTGAAACAACTGCACCCGCGCCCCGCAAGCGCCTGAACTACAGCACCGCCACCACGGCTGTCACAGCCACGACCATGGCGGGCATCGACAGTGAGCTCAAGCGCCTGCAAAGCCTGGTGGATGCAGAGTCGGGCATCCTCAAGGACCGCCAACGCATCATCGACCTTTATGAAAACCAGGGCTACCTGAGTTTCAAGGAGGCCAGTGACGCCCGCCTGGCTGCGCAGCAAGATTTCACGCAAAAGCTCTCTGCCTTGTCCTTGGATGAGGAAACCGTTTTACGTAAAGGTCTCGACACGGTCGCTAAAACCAGCCAGGACAAACTCAAGCTCCAGGACAAGCTCCTGGAGATTGCACTCAAACGCCAAAAGCTCGAGCGCGATGCCCAGCAGTCCGACCTGGAGCGCCAGATTCGGCTGCCGGGCGAATCGCTCAAAGACCTGCAAGAGCAGGCCTCGCGCGGTCAGGCCCAGTTGCGTGCCAGCGAAGAGCAGATCAAAACCCTGCGCGAAACCGGCGCCATCAGCGAGCTGGACTCGCTGCGCCGCCTGGGTGAAGCCCGTCAGGAAAGCGCGAACCAGCTGGCCACACTGGCCGAGCAGGCGCGTGCCCTGGCAGACGCCGCCCCTGGCAATGAAAAACTCGCCGAAGCCCTTCGCAAAATCGAGGAAGCCGCCCGCCAAGCGGCAGATGGCGCTCAGCTGTTGACGCAGCGTGCCAAGGAACTCTCGGATCCCGAAGCCGGATTTGCCAAGGGCATGCGCGCTGTGGCCGAAGAAGCTGAGCAGATTGGCAAGCAGATGGAAGCGGCAACTGTCCGCGCCTTCAACGGCATGACCGATGCGCTGGTGGGCTTTGTGATGACGGGCAAGCTCGACTTCAGGTCGCTGGCCAACTCCATCATCTCGGACCTGATCCGCATCCAGATCCAGCGCGCCATCACGCTGCCCCTGGCCAAAGCCATGAGCAGTTTCTTTGG